AGGTGCTGGGCCACAAAAGCCCGGTCAGCACCCAGCGCTACGCGCACCTGTATGCCGACACCCTGGCGGCCGCTGTGGGCCAAATTGGCCGCAAGCGGGCCTGACTTGGGAGGATTTCCCCACAGTGCCTGCTGCTGAGGCCCCCTAACGCCACTTGAGAGAAGCGCGCTAAGTTGTTGATTTTGGCGGAAAGGGAGGGATTCGAACCCTCGGTACTGGAGAACCAGTACGCCGGATTTCGAATCCTATGCGCCACCCGCGCTACGAGGGAAGCGCCCTCGGGAAATAGGCGCAAAACAGGCGTTTGAAGGGGGTAGTTGGGCAGAAATCCCCACAGTCCAGGCTCATGCGGTGAGCCACCAGCCGCAGCCCTACCCCTTGGCAAGAATCGCCGTCTTCGCCGCTGACCCTGCCGAGCTGCCGAAGTAGTAGGCCACCACGCTGGCCCAGGCGCCGCCCAGGGCGCCTAGCATGACCAGGAGGGCGTCGCCGCCTTCTGCGGGTTTGCCTTGGGCCAGCAGCCAGCCCAGCACGCCGAAGAAGCCGGCGGTGATGCCGAAGGCGAGCAGGCGCGGGGTCCAGACGTCGCCGCTTTTGGCTTCGCGGTCGCGGGCGTTGGCGCGGTCGGCCTGGTGGAGTTTGTCCACGTCCACGTCCAGCTCGCGCATGCGGGTGGCGAAGGCCTGGTCTGCGGTGCGGATCTTCTCCAGCACGTCCACGCCGCCGGCCTGCACGGCCTGGGCCACTTCGTCAGGCGTGGCGTCGGGGCGGCCCAGCAGTTCGCGGCTGAGCACGCCCACCGCGGCACCGGCCAGCGGCCCGCCCAGCGCGGTGGCCAGGCCGGGGGCGACGGCGCCGATGACCTTTTTCCAGTCGAAGTCAGCCATGGGTCAGGCCTCCATCAAGTCTGCAATGCGGCGGGCCCAGCCTCGGCTGAAGGCGGGCCAGTTGGTCAAGCCGGTCATGAAACGCAGGCGCTGGGCGAGGATCGCGTTGTTGAGTCGCACCGGGTCCTGCGCGTAGGCGGCGGCCAGGGTCTGGGGGCCGATGACCCCATCGGCCGTGACGCCCAGCGACCGCTGCAGCCACAGGGCCGATTGCGCGGGGCCGCTGTTGACGGCGCCGTCGAACACGATGTAGCGCACGCCGGGCGGCAGATCATCAGCGCGCACGGGGCGCCAGTAGCGCTCCAGGTATATGCGCTTGGCCAGATCCACGGGCAGCTCGCGCATGTCGCCGGTGTAGCCGGCCTGGCGGGCGACGGCTTCGGTGATGCCGAAGCGGGTTTTGCCGCCGGGGTCTGCGGCGTGGTCAGAGAAGTCGCCCTCGTGGCCGAGAAGCTGGGCGAAGGCGGTGTCGAAGTTCATGGGGCAGCCCTCAGCGTCAGATGTGGTCGCCGCTGGGGTCCAGCGGGTCCAGGACGGGTTCAAGGAACTTCACCACGGCCAGGCGCCAGCCGGTGCTGCGCTGGTGGCGCTTCAGGCGAGCCGTGACGGTAGTTTCGCGCGGGAGTTCCAGGAAGACGATGGTCATGACGAAGACGTTGCAGAGCACGTCGAGCGTGTAGCCGATGAGCAGCGTTGGGAATGCCAGGGCGTAGCCCAGAGGGGTGAGTTTGCCGGCGTCACGCACGCGCTTGATGTTCATCACGCAGCCGTAAAAGACGTACAGGGCGTAGGTGATGCCGAGGGCGGTGGCGAGGTAGAGCAGCAGGCTGGTCATTCCGGGTGCCTCGCCTTGATCTCGGCGATCTTGTCCAGCCACTGCTGCTGGGTGGATTCGCCGCGCTGCCACATGAAATAGATCGGGTCGGATTCGGCGGCGTAGGCTGCGCGGCGCAGGGCGCTGTAATCAGGCGCGGGTGGGGGGTCGGCGGGTTGGGGGGTGTTGCCTTCGGCGAGCCAGGCTTGGTATGCCTGCCAGTCGGTGTTGGCGGGGTCTGCGGGGATGTGGGCGCCGTCGGAGAGGCGGAGGATGGCGGTGGTGGGCGTGAGTTGATACATGGTTGTCATCCTCAGAGTTCGCTGGCAGAAGTCCATCCGTTGATAGACGGAATGGCGGTCGTGGTGCCCCCTGCGTTTGCGTCCAACCTAAACTGTTCAACTACCGCCTGACCCACTGTTGGCGCAGCGGTTCCGCCGTCAGCAGTAGCTCCCGACAGCGTTACTGTGGGTGACGCTCTTTTCGTCACACGGTAGTAGACATGCGCCCGGCGCACCCCATCGGATTCCCGCGCTTTCACTGTTTGAACAGCATCGCCTGTTTCGTAATATCTTTGCGCCAACGCCAACTCAGCCCCATAAGTCCGATGCTCAAACGGCGTGGCAACCGAGCCCACCTCAAGCTGAACGCCTGTGATGGCGAAGATGTTGGAGGTGCTGTCGAGGCAGTTGACTTGGGAGGAGGTGGCCAAGAAGTTACTGGTCTGCCAGGCCCCTGCGGTGGTTTGGAACGTGCTGCCTGCGGCCAGGACGAAGCACACTTCCAGGCCGGTGCCGTTGGTCCAGTCCCAGGTGCCGGCGGTGATGAGGCCGCCTGTGAGGGTGACGCTCTTGGTTTCCCAGGTGTTGGCGGCGTTGACGGTGTATTCGGCCACGGCGCTGCGATTCAGGCCGGAATTGCGGAACGCGATGCAGTGCACGCCCGTTTTGCTGCTGCGCACGCGGAAACGCAGAGCGAAGGTGCGGCCGATCAGGTCGCGCACGTTGTAGCCTTCGATGCGCTGGCTGATGAAACAGGTGTCACCGGCCGCGATGGTGGAGTCAGCGGTGGTGACGGCCACGCGCAGGCTGTTCTGAAACTCGTTGTCGGCGGGAACGTCTGGCTGCTGGGAAATGGTGACCTGGGCGCCCGAGGCATTGCCGAAGCGCCAGCGGTCCAGGGTATAGGCGCCGTCTGCCACCAAAGTGAAGTTGGTGCCGCGCTGTGCCAGTTCTGCCTTGCCGTTGATGATTTTGTTTCTCATCCCGGCAAGCTGGCCGCCGTTAAACGAGGCCGCTTGTGAATCTCCAGTCGTGGATATTGACGCAGCAGAAAATGCACCAGCTATTGAAACTGCGCCACCGCCTGGAAAACTGAAGTTCTCCACATTTGTCAGATAGGGCTCAACATAAGCCAGCAATCCGGCGTATTTGACCGGGTAGTCAGTTGCGCCGAGGGTGACGCTGAATGTAGACAGGTTGGCCATCGGGTTACACCTCGATCATTTCGAATTTCTGGGACCACCGGTTGGGCACCGGCAGGGTGTTGGGCGCGGCCTGGCTGAACTTGACCAGCATGCTGTGGTCACGCTCCAGCTCGGCGCCGGCCAGGGGGTAGATGCTGATGAACAGCTCGCGGTGCAGGCCGCTGCTGCGGGCCAGGTCGAGCCAGAGGGCGCGCTCGGATACGTCCAGCAGGCCCAGGTCAAACGAGAGGCGCCGGAAGCTGGCGCGGCGGTCTGTGCGCACGCTGCCGCCCAGGGTGCGCCGCTGTTCGCTGTTGGTTTCCCACGCCAGGGCCAGGCCGTATTCGGCGTTGAAGGTGGGCGTGAGGTAGCGGCCGATGATCAGGCGGCTGGCCTGCAGGTAGCCGGCGGGGTTGAGGGTGTCCACCAGTTCCAGCTTGAAGCTGAGGGCGAAGACCTCTGAGAACCAGAGCACATAGAAGGGTTGCTGCCAGTCTGCGAAGACGCCAGAGCCCCAGGGTTCCACGCCCCACTGGAAAGAGCCCCAGCCGGTGACGGTCAGCGGTGTGAGCGTGGTGCTGTCGTACACCACGGTGCCGGTCTGGTTCACGCCGTTGTAGAGACGCAGGCGCCAGGTGGCTGTGCCGGTGAGGTTGTGGCCGTACAGCACCAGGGCGCTGCACAGGGTGCTGCCGCTGAAGTTGCCGTTGATGGTCTTGGTGCCGGTGGCGTTGCTGGTGCGGGCCACGCGGGCGCGGCCTTCCACCTGCAGATTCGTCACGGGCAGCGTGGCCGCAAAGTCGCCGCTGGTGAGCGTGGCCGCGTCCACGGCGTTGGATGAAATGACGCGCAGGTTGGGCATCAGACGAAGACCTCAAGTTCAATGCGCCCGCCGGTGAGGCTTTCGCGCAGGCCCACCACGCGGGCCAGGGTGCCGTTGTTCAGGCCGAAGCGCCCGAGGTTGAGCGCCACCACGTCACCCAGCTTGACCTGCTGCGCGGCGGTGAAGCCGGCCAGGCGGTACACGTAGCGCAGGGTGTTGTAGAGGGCGGCCTGGCGCGTGGCCTCGGTGGCGGTGGCGGTGGCGTCCAGCAGGGCGGTGGGCTGCAGGTCTTCGTCAATGGCCAGCAGGTGGCCCGTCACCGAATTGGTGGCCTTGGCCACGAGGTACGGCGTCTGCAGGCGCTCGCGCTGGGCTTCGGTGAGGGTGACGGCGCCACTAGTGCTGGTGTTCCAGAACCGGGCATACCCCAGGCGCACGCTCTTGGCGGGCAGGATGCGGCGCACCAGGGTGACGCTGTTTTCCTCCACGTCATCAGCATCCAGCGTCAGCACGGCCGGCGCGGCGGGGGCCTTGAACTGGCCCACGGTGAGCTTGCCGGCACGGTCGAAGGCGTAAAAACCGCCCAGGCCGGCCAGCAGCGTGTCCAGCGCCTGCAGCACGGTGGTGCTGTCGTTGTCCACGTACAGGCCCACGGTGGCGCCGATGGCGGTGTTCATGGCCGACACACTGGCGGTGTCGATGTCGCCGCTGGTGAGCGTGGTGCGCTCGGTCACCAGGCGCTGCATCACATCGGCCGCGGTGGTGACGTAGGTGCCGCCCGTCTTGCTGCCGCGCACATCGGCGGTGATGGTGCCGGTGAGCGCGCCCGTGAGGGTGATGGTGCCGTTGGCCAGGTCTGCCGTGTAGCCGCCCGTGGCGCTGCCGTTGACGTACACGGCATCCACGGCGTGAATCTGGCCATCGTGCACGGCGTAGCGGCGCGCGGCGGCGTCAATGAGCATGGGGGCCACGTTCTTGCACTCGCCGTAGCACACCGGGCGGCGGCGGTCTTTGTTGGTGTCTGTGCCGCCGATGAGCGTGGTGCAGGCCGGCACGGTCAGCAGGTGCTGACGGTCACGCATGCGCAGCGTGAGCGTGGCGCTGTCGCGGGCCTGGATGTCGTCAATGGCGCCGCTGAAGACCAGGCGGAAGTCACTCTTGGGCCAGGTGGGGTCACCCAGGTACAGGCGCACGGGCCGGCCGTCCCACGCATCGGTCAGCCAGGCGTCGCGCACGCCGCTGCTGTTGTCGATGTCGATGTCGCCATAGCCGATGAGGGACCGTCCGCGGAAGGCCTCGGCCATCTGGCTGCGCACCCAGGGCACATCGAGCACGATGTCGTCATAGCCGGTGCTGGCCGGTGAATCGGCCGGGGCGCTGACAAAGCCGTGGGTGCTCATGTAGCGCGTGACGACTGCGCCAGCGCTGTAGGCTTCAGCCTCCACCAGCACCACGCGGCGCTGGTTGTCGGCGCGCAGCCAGGCGGTGTATTGGGCGTCACTGATGGGCATGTCAGGCGCCTCCGGACCAGACCATGTTCGGCTCGTAATACACCGAATCCGCCACCGCCCGCCCGCTCTTGTCCAGCGCCTTGACCAGCGCGGTTTCCAGCTCGCCCACGCGGGCGATCAGGCGTTCCAGCGTGCTGACGGTGGCATTGGTGCCGGCCGTGGTGGCGTCTGTCAGCGAGGACAGGCCGGCCATGCTGTTGCCGCCCAAAAGCTGCTGCACCACGCCGGTGGTGGGCGCCATGTTGGCCAGGGTGTTCAAGCTGCCGCCGTTGCTTTCCAGGAAGCGGCCCACGGGCGCGAAGGCTTCGCCCAGCGTCAGCAGTTGCGACAAGCGCTGGCGGCCTTGCTCGTTGCTGACATCGGTTCCCTCCACCAGGCGGCGGAAGTCCGCACGGCTGAAGATCTGCGCGTCGATGCCCAGGCTGGCGAGCTGGTCACGCACCTGGCGGGCCTGGATGCCGGCCAGCTCGGCCTCTTCGTAGTAGTTCTGGGCGAAGCTCTGCGTCTTGGCGACAAACGCTTCCATGCCACCGGCGAAGCCGAGCAGCTGCTCACGCGCATCCACGCTCAGGTTGGCCACGCGGCTGAACACACCGCCGAACTCGTTGATGGCCTCGCTGAACTTCTGCAGGCCGGCCAGGCGCTGCAGGGTGTCTGAGATGGCTTCACCGGCCCGCTGGAAGGGCGCAAGCTGGCCCTGGAAGGTGTTGGCCAGGTCTGCGGCGTAGCGGGTGAAGAGGGCCTGGATTTCGGCCTGGTCTTTGGTGGCGTCGCCCGTGAGCTTGATCTTGAACTGCGTGGTCACGCTGCTGAGCGCATCGCCCGGCAGTTTCAGGGCCTGCGCCCAGGCGCGGGTGCTGTCGAGCACGCCCATGGCGCCGGCCGTCAGGGCGGCAGAGGTTTCGTCGCCCAGGGCGCTGAAGTTCGTGCCTGACTTGTTCGAGCGGAACCAGCCGCCCTTCTGGAACCAGTCCGCGAACGATTGGCCGGTGGCCGCGCCCCCGCTTAGCGAGCCCTGGATGCCGCTGTCGCGCATCTCCTTGGCCTTCATGCCGAAGGCGCGGTTGACCAGGCCGCCCACCACGCCCGCGATGGGCCCGATGCCGGGGATGGCGCTGGCGATGCCCGCGATGGTGTTGACGGCGCCGCCGGCGCTGTAGCCGCCTGAGAGGGCCTTGCTGATGCCGTAGCCCATGAAGCCGTTGCCGGCCATCCCCAGGCCGGAGCCAAGCATGCTGCCCAGGCCCGTGGGGCCGGCGATCATGTTGCCGCCGATGTTCTGCAGCGTGGAAAGGCCCAGGCTCTGCCCCAGGCCGCTGTTGACCAGCTGCAGCCCCAGCGAGCTGCCCAGCCCGCCGTTGAGCAGGCTGGCGCCCGCGCTCAGCAGCGAGCCTAAACCGCCACCCGCACCCGCCGCGCCCGTGGCAGCAGACGCGGATCCTGCAAATCCCATGGCACTGGTGAAGGCCCCGGCGATGGGGTTGACGATGGCCTGGATGACGGGCCGCAGCACCATGCTGCGAAACAGGCCCTTGATGTATTCCCAGGCGCTATTCCCGCCCTGCATCAGGGCGTCGGAGAGGGATTGGCCGATCTGGTCGGTGGTGCGGCGCCACTCGTCTTCGATCTTGCGGGTTTGCTCGATGCTGTCGCGCACACTCTCGCGGCTGATGACGGATTCGCGGATCTTGGCGGCGTATTCGTCATAGGCGTAGCTGCCCTTTTCCAGGCCGGCGCGCTCGAGCTCCAGCAGCGCGGCGCTCACTTCGCGCTCCACGTTGCTCATCTGCAGGGCCATCGTCTCGCGGTCGATGGCGTCCACGAGCTGCTGAGCCTTGGCCAGGTTGTCGTCGATGGCCTGCTCCGCGGCTTCATAGGCGGCAACAGACTTCATGCTGCGCGCGGCGGCCAGGTCCAGCTCGGCCTTGATGCTGCGCTGCAGTTGCTCTTCCAGCTCGGCCTCGGCCTTTTCATAGGCCACGATGTTGGCCAGTTGGCGCTTGGCCTGGATGTCCAGCTCGGTCTGGCGGGCTTTGGCGGCCTGCATGGCTGCATCCTCCGCAGCCTTGCGCTTGGCCTGTTCGCCGGCGATGTCGATGACTGACGGGGCGGGCACGGCGAAGGGCGGATTCACATCGTCGCCGCGGCCAGCGCCGGCGTTGCGGCGGCCCAGGGCTGCGTCCAGCGCGGTGCGGGCCTTGAGGGATTCGCCCTGCAGCTCGCGCAGCTTGTCGAGGGCATCCTGCAGCTCCTTTTGCAGGCTGGAGCGGTTAAAGCCGGTGACGTTGGGGTTGCTCAGGCGGCCTTCCAGCCTGCTGATTTCTTCCAGCGTGGCCTGGATGCGGGCGTCTTTGAACTGCGACGTCAGCAGCGTGAAGAAACCGGACAGCACGCCACCGTTGGCGCTGAAGCGCATCATGGTGGAGATGCTGTCGTTCAGCGCCGGCAGGAAGTCTGAAACCAGGGCGCGGGCGCTGCTCGTGATGTTGGTGCTCAACTGCGCCATCTGCTTGTTGAAGCGTTCAGCTTCGGCAGCCTGCGCCTTGGTGACGCTGGCGTTCAGCTCGCCGGCCTCAGCCAAGTCATTCAGGAACGGCGCGGCCTCGCGCACGCTTTTGCCGAACAGCTCCTGCGTGATGCGGGCCTTGTTGGCGTCGTTCTCAAACCCGGCCAGGGCCACCGCAGTCTGGCGCAGGGCCTCGGCCGGGTCCAGCTGGCGCAGCTTGGCGGCGTTCAGGCCGATGGCCTCGAGCGCGATGCTGGCGCCGTTCTTGCCGTCCGCTTCCTTGAGCTGGGCATTGAACTTCACCAGCATGCCGCCCACTTGGTCCAGCGTGGCGCCGTTGCGGCGGGCCACCTGGTCGAGCTTGCTGATTTCCTCGATGCTGGCGCCGGTGGCGTCCACCAGGTCGTTCATGGCGTCGATGGCGTTGACGGTGCCGCGCACGAAGGCCGCGATGCCGCCCACGCTCAGGGCGCCGGCCAGGGTGGGCGCCAGGGTGTTCAGGGCGTTGCGCACCGTGTCCACCTGGCCGCCCAGCTGGCCCATGCTGCCCACCACGCGCTGCAGGCCGCCCTGCACGGCCTCAGCGCCTTGCAGGCCGATCTTGATGCCGATTTCACTGGCCATCAGCGTGCGCTCCGTTCCTTGGCCTGGCGCTGGCGGCGCCATTCGGCCAGGGTTTCGTCTTCAAGGATCTGCAGCTCGGCCAGCACTTCGGGCACGCGGGGGCGCTGCACCAGGCGGCGCATGCGGATGAGGCTTTCGATGCCGGCGTAGTCCAGGCCCGTGGGGCCGTCGAAGCCCACGCGCCACTGTGTGCGGCACGCGGCGAAGACGCCCAGCACTTCTTCGTGCTCGGGCCAGAGGAAGAACAGCGGCTGCCGGCGCGTTGACGCTTGATCCACGGCCACAAGGCCGAAGGCGGCCAGCGCCGCGGCGGTTTCGTCGTCAGCGTGGGCGGGGTCTTCGTCATCGGATTCGGGCGGCGCGTCGTCATCGTTTCTTCGGACCAGCTCACCACGGGCAAGCAGGCGCGCCGCCTCCCTCAGTTTTTTTCCTTGCCCTTAACCCCACACGCTTCGATGTAGGCTTTGAAGATCAGCCCGCTCATGCCCACGATGTTGAGCAGCGCGGCCAAGGCCGTGGGGTGGAAGGCGAGCTCGCTGCCGGCGTCGTCTTGCACGCCCGTCCAGTCCTGCACCACGCCGGTGAGGAACTCGGGCACGGTGCGCTCGTCGCTTTCCACCTCGGCCTTGAGCTGGTCAGCCGGCAGGCGCTTGCAGATGAGCGTGAAGCCGAAGGGCAGCATGCGGCCGCCCGCATCGGGCAGGCGGCCGGCCACGGGCACGGTGATGGTGTCGGAGATGACCAGGCGGAATGCCATGCGCGCGCCCCCGGTTTACAGGCACACGAGCCGCAGCTCGTCATTGCCGGCGGTGGTGGGGGTGAAGCGCAGGCTCAGGCCGCTGTGCACGTCGCCTTCGTATTCCTGGTCCGTCGGGTCGATGCGCTGCACCTGGGGCGCGTGCAGGACGATGCCCACGCCCGCACCGGTGCTGTGCGTGAAGCCCAGCGTGGTGTTGGTGTTGGCGTTGATGTCCGTCATGAAGGACACCTCCTGCGCAGCGGTAAG